GAGGATGGTTTCAGCGTCGGGTAGGAAGCCGAGACACCACTTCATCAACCGGAGGGGCTTCTGCGTCGGATGCGCCCGGTCGTCGTCGACGCATTGATTGTAGTGCGAGAACTTCTTGACGGACGTGCCCTTGAGACTGGTCCACGCCATCTCGCCATCTGAGAAGGTGGGCATGTTGTTCTGCTTGTCCCAGAACAGCCAGCGCCTGCCCTGCGGCAATAGGTCAGCGAAGTAGTTTCCGCCCCAGATAATTGTGGAACGTCCAGCGTTCAGAATCGTTGTGAAGGTGGTGGCACAGGGGCGCTCCGAGTCCCACCCGCCCTCGTATTGCTTAGGCCTGCGGACGTATCTGCCAGAACCGTCAAGGCCGCCCGTGTTTGCGCCCTTGTCTTTGCCAATCCCATAAGGCGGATCAGTCACAACCGCGTCCACCTTGGGCAGGGTCGGGAGAATGTCCCGGCAATCGCCAAGGTAAAGCGTTGCGCGCCCGATGATGACGGGATTGCTCATGCCCGCCTCACCGCGACACAATCAAAATCCCAACCACGGTCAGCCCACACAAGCTGTGCGGCAACATAGGTATGCCGGGACTCCTGACCGTTCGCGAACTTGATCCACAAAGCCTTGTCGCCGGTTCGGGGCTTGCGGCCGTGGGTTTCGACCCAGGCACTCATGCTGCTTCAGCCTTGGGCTTGTAAACGCGGGCGATGTGCGAACTCAGCGCGAGCGGGATTTTCGCGATCTTGGCGGATGATGCTTTGCGTGTTTGCTTGACGCGCTCGATCGCACCGTCTCGGGATGTGAACCTGGCGCCGTTGCCCTTATCTGTGCGCCGTCCGCCGCCGATCGTCGCTACCTTTGCGCCACGGTTCTTGCTGTCGGCGATTGCGAACCAGCTTCCTTGGCCGTGGCCCGTGCCGTCCGGGTTGAACTTCTGCCCGCCAAGCGCGAAAGGCATCAGCGCAGGAAGGTCGCCCCATAGGTAATATGACCCGAAATTCCAGCCAGCGCGGCCGACCCACGGCTCGGCTCCTCGCACATTCTCCACAACCATCGGGATATGCCGCCCCGCCGCTTCACTCGCCTCGCGCTGAAGCCGAAAGCAGGCGTCGAAGATCGCGTTCACTTGCTCGACAGTGCGCGAGCCTCGGTATGGCTCGGGGAACTCGTCCTCGCCACGCAGCGCCCGCGCAATCTGCTTTGCCCGCGTCCAGGGCATCGCCATGTAGGAATATTCCGTGCAGGGCGGCGAGGCGACGATCAGGTCAGCGTCGGCAATCTCCGAACCGTGCATTTCGAGCACGTTGCGCAGCACCAGCTCGGCGGGATAGCGTTCGTCGCCATATTCGTGCGCCTCGATGTCATAGCCGCGAACGCGCCAACCTTCGGATAGCAACCCTTCAGTCCAGCCACCTAGGCCGCAGCACAGGTCGATCGCGAGAGGGCCCATTACGCCAATTCCCCCACGCACGGCGCGCCGCAGCTTTTCAGGAAGGCGTGGGCGTCATCGACGGATTTGACGATCGCGACGGGCCATCCGAGCTCGCTGATAAACTTGAGCATCGCCTCCTGCTCGGGTGAGACTTTGGAGAGCTTGGCGCGTTTGACCTCCATGAACGCTGCACCGCCTTTCCACAGGCAGATGAGGTCAGGGAATCCGGCTCTGAGTCCGTCGCCTTTTAACGCGCCCATTTGCTTGAAGCGGGCGGCTGGCGAGCCGGCCAGATGAGCGCCGCCTGGGGAATGGTGAAGCAGGACTGACGGAAAGCATTGCCGCGCCATCGCGAGAATGGCCCGCTGCGTCTGTCGCTCCGTTGGTATGATCCCCCTCGCCACCTCTAGGGCGCTCCGGGGGATATGGTGGTTGTGCGGGTAAGCAACTGCGCTTGGTTCATAGCGCCGCCTCAATCTCTTGAACGAGGCAGCCTGATCGATGGGTGAGCCGCTTCAGCTCGGGCAGGTATCCGGCCTTCTCTTGCGGAACCTCGACCACGCCTCCCGGCCCTTCGGGATCGCGGGCGCTGGCGAGCTTGTGGCCCACCGCCATGAGCAGCGGGAGAATGTCGGACGTGACGCTGTTATCGAGCGGTGCCGCTTGCGCTCCAACCAGCGCGAAATAGGGGTTGAGATAGCCGCCGCCATACCGCTTGCCGAGCCGCGTCAAATAGGTTGGGCTGAGGTCGGTTTTCTTGTTGGCCGCGTTTGAAATCGTGCCGAGCGAAACGTCGATTTCCTCGGATATATCGACCAGCGTCCGTTGCTCGCTGCGCTGGATATCTTCGATGATCCGGGCGACGGCTTTACGATAAGCGGTTGTTTCCTCCGCCTCGTTGACGCGCAATACGTTGGGCGCATTCATATTGTATTGCTCCCGTTATGAGTGGTGGCATTCCCAACCTTCGCCGGACCAGTAAGGCTTGCGCCCCGGCCCCGGACGGCGTTGACGCTTGCGCGCAGGATGGGCGTCTGACCCGCTGCCACGGTCGAGTTCAAAGGAGCCGGGGCCGCCATGATTTAGCCGATGGTTCCGAGTTCGCGGGCAAGCTGGTCGATGGTGACGAGCGCATTGCGGAGTCGGTCGAGCTGCCCGAAATGTCCGCACGGGACGGGCGTTACGGCGTTACCCGCATTGCCGCCGTGGCCGCGAAAGCGATCGATAAACTCGGCGATCAAATGCGCGCTGCGTTCGGCTTCGTCGGCGAGGTATTGAACGGTGTCCAGCGGGCGGGAACTCTCCGCGCAGGCCACCCCTTGGTTGCCGCCGAGTGTCGCGGGTGCGCAAGTATCGAACATAATTCAATCTCCTTGGTTGAAATCGCGAGGAACTGCCGGCCAATCCCCATTGGCGATCTTGTCGCTGAGATCGTCAGGCGTTTGGAACGTCATCGGACGCACTCGAAACTTGGGAGCGGCGACTTACGGCCGCGCACCGCTCCCCACGCGCTCGCAGGGGAAGCGAGACGCGAATTCATGCTGCCTGTCCGAGAGCTATGCGCTCTTCAGGATGCGGGAAGTCCGTAGTGGACAGGGGAACGTCCAATTGCGCCGCCAGCTCAAGCAGCTTGGGTTGCCGCCACTCGGGGATGCGATTGGCGCGACCCCACGAACTGACGGTTGAAATCGGAACACTAAGGTGCGTAGCAACGGCGGTGACTCCGCCGAGTTTCATCACAATCTGACGCGCCGGGGTATCCATGGGAATTACCTACGATGAACGTAGGCCAGATGTCAATAGCCTGACGATTTGCGTTGTAGACGCCCTACTTAACATGCGGCAACCACGCCGGGTGCTAGACACGGACGAACTGCTCGCCCGCCTTGCCTCTCGGGGGGTACGGAATGTTGAGATCGCGCGGGTGCTCGATCTGCCGGATAGCCGCGTGCCTGAAATCAAGGACAAACGGCGGGCGCTAAAGCTCGAAGAAGCGGTTAAGCTGACCCGAGCTTTTGGATTGGAACAAGATTCGCCGGCAGGGTCTCTCCCTCCCGGAATGTTGCGACTCGTTGTCCTTCATGTAGCTCAAGCACTGGGAGTGCCGCCGGAGCGAACTCAGGCGAAGGCAGCAGACCTGGCAGAAGACTTGCGAGCATTCGCCGAATTCGTTGCTGATCCGAAGGTTCGTCAGTCTCTTGACGCAGCAGAAGGCTTCTTTCGGGCGATGGCGATACGTCCGCGGCGAGCTGAATCAGAAGCTCCACCAGAAAGCGATCCTGAGCGGACCCACTAAAGCCTTGTTCTTTGTTTGTTCTCATCCGCATTACCCCACTAGCCGCTTACAGGCCCGAGGGCAAGACTGCGGATTTTTCCCGAAAAACCATATAGTTGATTATTCCTTAACATAAGGCAACACGATTTTCTGACATCCACCCTACGATTTTCGTTTGACATTATCCGACGATGAACGTAGGAATGTTCCCAACGCCAATCACGGCGAAGGGAATGGAACGATGGTCGCGAAGAAGACTCCGCTCGAAAAGTTTGAAGTCCGCAATCGCTGGACCGGCGGAGTTCAACTCACTGCGGAAATCGAAACGACGCCGTTGATGTCGCAGCGCGTCAAGCTGGGCTTGGCGGTTCGCTGGGGCTTTAAAGGCGGTGCCGACCTGCGCGGTGCCGACCTGAGCGGTGCCGACCTGAGCGGTGCCGTCCTGCGCGATGCCGACCTGAGCGGTGCCGTCCTGCGCGATGCCGACCTGAGCGGTGCCGACCTGAGCGGTGCCGACCTGCGCGGTGCCGTCCTGCGCGATGCCGACCTGAGCGGTGCCGACCTGAGCGGTGCCGACCTGCGCGATGCCGACCTGAGCGATGCCGACCTGAGCGGTGCCGACCTGCGCGAATGTCCGGTTAAAATCCCGGACATTCACAAGGCGATTTACGCCGCCGCATCACAGCCCAAGGCGCTGGATATGTCAACGTGGCATTGCGGCACTTCGCACTGTCGCGCCGGGTGGGTTGTAACCCTCGCCGGAGAGGGCGGAAAGGCGCTCGAATGGGCGATGGGAACGCCCGCTGCCGCCGCGGTGATCTACATGGCGAGCGATCCAAAGCTCGAGAAAATTCCCGACTTCTACAATTACGACAACGCCGCCGTCCTTGAGGACATGAAGCGCCTTGCGGAACAGTCGGCATGATCCGCCTAATCCACTCCGCCCCGCCCGAGATCATCCTTGAGGCTGAACGTGCCGATGCGGAGCTCAACCCGCCAAGCAAGAGCGAGGTCCGCTGGCTGGTCATGGGTA